TATTGTTCCTAAACTCGGAAGATCCAGTCCGCAACTTAATCGGAAATCTTTATACTTTATAGCTGACATTTCTTTAACTTCTGAAAATAAATCTAATTTTCTAGTTATATTTTTCTTTTCCCAGCCCGTATTCATTATTTACCTGCCTTATTAGGTGTAAGGCCAGCTTGTTTGCAAGCATCTTTATAGCCGTCGAATAATCTGTAATATTGATTGCGGTCTATATCGGTATTGGCTGCCATATCTCCCATCGATGGAGTTTTATCTAAAAATTCAGAAACTCTTTTAATCTCATTTAAGATATATTCTTTTCCGCCAGGTTTAAAACCCTGGCATTCTCCTTCACTATTAACTATCGGGTCATTAATATTATCAAAAGACTCGCATTCGCCATCATTATAATGAGCGCATATTTCTCCTTTACATGGTGATTTATTTATTTTTGTTTCTTTTAGAGATTTAATAAAACTATCTGGATCAAATGCATTAATTTTTAATTCTCCTTTTTTGTTCTCAATTTCTTCTTTGAAATAATCATTATATTCCATTTTAGCCTCTGCCTTGACTTCTACAATTCTGCCTTCCGACTGATATTCTCCAACCAGTTGCTTCATCCGCTGCTTGGCTGCAGCTGGCTCCTCTTCCTCTGCCATGTCTATGAAATTATCTAAATTAGGATTTTGTTTCACTTGAATAATATACATTAATTTACCTCCTCAACTTTTTCAAAGTGCTCAGGTGAACGCTCAGGAACAATAACATCTCCATTATCAACATCAATGAAAGGTGGATATTCCTGAGCATAAATTATTTTTACTTCATCACCTTTACTGACACTCGCCGATATATTTTTCTTAGCTTTAACTGTCATTCCGGCTTTGCATTCTTTAATATTCATTTTTTTGCCCCTTTCTTAATCCATCCTCATACCTTTTTTGATAACTATCTACTGTGAATATCGCACATAAAAGAAAACCTCCAGCTCCACCAATTATGAATGCTGCTATAGTTCTAATCAAAACGGTATCCTCCCCGCAAAGTATTTTTCTACCTCTTTCTTGACTGCTTTCTCAAATTCTTCGCTGTCTAATATCTCTTTCTTTAGCTCTTTCTTCTCTTTTTTAGTCATCATCTTCATTCTCAACCTTCCTTTCAGACTCTTCTATAATTTGGTCTATTCGAGCCTCACTTAATTGTGGATGATCTTCCATTAACTTTTCTTTTAGGTTCATGATCAACCTCCTGAATTTTGTCACCCAGTATTCCTTTGATTCTTCCAATATTCCCAGTGATCACAATCCTCCAGTTCTATTTTGCAGCTTCCTTTTTCTTTACAGTGACCACAAAAATTTTCTTCTAGCTTCTTTAACATTCTTTCTCGAGCACTTATTCTCTCAATACCTAAATATTTACTCTTGAATTCAGTCCATTTCAACCTCTTCATAATAAAACCTATACTCGGACCTCCGAACTCTTTTCTATATCGCTTATAGGACCTATAAGTCAAATCTTTTTCTCCACTCCATTTGACTGCAGCCTTTGCAGTTTTTATCGCGTCCTTCATAGACCAAGCCATTTTAAGCACCTCTCACTTTGATTTCCAGCCTGATTTCTTTGAAGCTTTCGCTAAGGTCTATCTCAAAGTCTGTATAATTAGCACTTTCCAGCGCTCTTTCAATGACCGGGCCAGCAAGTTTAATTCTTTTACCTTCATTTTCCCGCTTCACGCTCTTAATCAAATCTGCCATATCATCTTTAGTTACCTGATCAACATTCCCATTCACTATCACTGGTTTCATTTTCTCACTCCTTAAATCTATCCCAATCTTCTATAAAATGGCCTTTCCACTTGTAGTCGCAATTATCAGGACTGTCTTTATTTTTAGCATTTTTAGCAGCTGTCTTAAGATCGTCAATATCTTCAATTCCTTTCTGGGTCCAGTCGTTTAATACTGCTCTACAATATGCCAGGGGTTTATCTTTTTCGGCTGAAATCTTGCAGGCTTTTAAAATTACTGCCTCTGACATTTGCTGCAGGTATTTTTCGAACTTATCCACATTTTTTGTGAATAACTTTTCAGATTCAGATTTCTCTTTCTCTTCTTCTTTTACTTTACTTTCCTTTACTTTACTTTCCTTTACTTTACTTTCCTTTACTTTACTTTGTGTACTTTTGTCATCATTTTTTAGGTTTTTGTTATCATTAATCGGGTTATTGTTCTCATTAACTATATTTGAGTTAATTTCATCATCTTTTAGCAGCAAATAATCCTCTTTCATCTCCACTTTTTTGCGTCTATAGGTGGCTTCCTTATATCTTAACTGGATTCCGTGACTGGTTAATATATTGTGTTTTTCAAAAAGTTCCTGGTTAAAAACGCCCCATTTGACACAATCGTTAATGATGTCATTAATCTTGTTAATGTTGACATTAACCTCGCTACTGAATAGTAATTGGATTTCCTCTGTCCAGTCGATGTAATACTTCTGGCTGTAAATTTTCTGCCAGAGTTTAATCAAAAACCCGAATCCTTCTAAGCCATATTTAGCCTCTACAAGTTTAATTTTGTCTTCCATGTTGGTGTCTATAGTGAAGTAATCTATCCCTGATTTTTGTGGCCTAGCCATCTAGTCATCAACCCCTTGTGTCACCTTCAAATGATTTTAAAAGAGCATCTAACCCGGAATGTAGTCTTTCTTTTTCGTCTAACTTTAATTCTATTGGGCCAACCATCCCGACTAATTCACCATTATTTTTATAAAATGCAACAGGTGTAAATCTTTTGTTTTCACTATTGATTTCGCACTCATGTTCTTCAAATATTTGATAATATTTTTCTGAAATCACACTCACAAAAACGCCTGAATGATAAATTCTTTTGTCATTGTCAAATATAAAGTCCGATACTTCAGCTGGCCTATATTTATCTAGAGTTGCAAATAATTTTTCAAAATCCGGGCCACCATCATTTAACATCGTTCCAAAAGTCGAACATTTTTCTCCAACTTCTAAATCAGGAATATAAGCATTTCTTTTAAGAGATGAATATTTACTCTTGAAAAAATTAAACTGTTTCTGGTTCATTTTGACTAACAAAAAAGAGTCTGTTACCCAGTAAGTTTTTTTATCTTCCCTCCAGCAGTGTAGATCGCCTTTCTTTAATTCCTTAATTGCTTTTTTAATTTTCATTAGGTCTTTCCTCCTCTAATAGTTTTGATTTTCTCAACCTCAGATTGCTAAACTTAATCTTTTCTTTCTCCAGTATTTCATTTGCCCGCCAGAATGGATTATCGTCACTTCTGAAAAAGAAATACATTGTCTGACCTAATTCCTTATCAAAATAAATGGCCTCGTAAAGTTCCATATTTGCCTCTTTCTCGTCAATCTTCTTTTCGATAGCCTTTTGTACCTTAATCTCAATCGTCTGCTCGTTTGATACGAGATTATCCAAATATTCGTCGGCTGTTAAGACAGTTCCGACCGCAATTCCAATAGAAAAGACCATGATGAAAAAACTGAATGCTATTTTTTTGTTAATTGTCATCATTTCCATCGCTCCAAGTTGTGAATGTTCTGGAATTCTGATATATTATAATTAGATGTTTTTTCTTGATCAGCTGTTCCCGCAGCTGGTCTTTTTATTTCTCTGTACATTTCCTTGATGTCCTTCCATAATTCCGGGCCAGCTTTGAAAATGATGAATAGCCAGCCGATAAATATAAATAATCTTGCTACGAAGTCTAAGTTTTTCATCACTTCACCCTCCTAACTGGTTTGAATGGCTTCTTTTCCTTAACTTCTTCCCCATACCACCAGGCGAAAAATGTTTCTTTCGGAATCCTCCAGCCAAAACCTTTAATTTTCTTAGCCCCTGGAATGTCTCCACGATTAAGCGCTTCATAAGTTCTGGCCTGCGAAGTATTCATGATTTCCATAATGTCCGCTGGCTTGAGTGCTGACGGATAATCATTTATCTTTTCGTTGATCCGTTCGTCTAATACTGATTTGACTGCTGATTGAACATTAATTGTTAAGCTCATCAATTCACCTCTCTTTCAATTGTTGGAAGAACCCCTTCTTCTTTCAGCAAGTCATAAAGAAATAATCTGCCTTTCTGGGTCCACTTAGTATTCATAACTACATCTGGAGTTCCATCGCTTCTTGTAATATCTATAGTTTCTGAGTGTGTATATCCTTCGCCCTGGTGTTCTGCATACAATAGCCACTGACCTGATTGCTTATATTGAACTCCTAATTCATGCAGCAATTCATTCATTGACCTGCCGGACATTCCATAATCCTTAGCAATTTGAGTAATAGTAACTAGCCCTTTATTTTTCAATATTTTGTCAGTATAATCAGCTTTCGGCTTAAGTTGATTAATCTTGCCGACTAATTTTTTCTTTTCTTCCCGCTCTTGCTTAAGCTGGCTTAATAATTCAATTCCAAAGTCTGGATTATTAATCATTCTGTCGATTGTTTCCTCGGTAGCATAAGCTCCATGTTTTCTGATTGAAGGAAGGACATCAGAAGTTACCCACCTTTTAAATTCTTTTGCCTTCGGCATTTTAGAACTTAACACTAAAGAATACATTCCCGATTCATTTATTAGTGTAGTTTCTGTTTTAACCGTGTTCCCATTTCGGGAATGTGATAAAATTTCTTTTTTCTTATCTTCTTTATCGACATGGTTGATGACTGCTTTAGATGGATTTGAATATTCTAAAACTCTGGCAATATCTATTCCAGCGAACCAAATTTCACCTTCTCTTTCTTGAACCCTAACTTCTCCAAATTTATCATTTTCAAAAATTTTAATATCACTCATTGCTTTATTCCCCTCTCTTTTTAAATAAATATTCAATTGAATGTTCTGGAAAAACTCTTTTTTTAATTTTTTTTGCTTCGGCTACAGTAAATTCAAAGTCACCTCTTAACTTTTGAGTAAATGTAGTACGCGGCATGTCTATTTTTTCTGCCAATTCAGTTTTGGTAATAGCTTTACGGGCAATTTCAGCTTCTAAATTCGGATACATTATCTCACCTCCTTTGGACTAATTTTCGTTCACTAGTCAATATAATAAACTAAATTTCGTTCAATGTCAAGTATATTTAGTAAAAAAATATCAAATTCCGTTCAATTCTTCTTTACAGCGAACGAAAACAGGTATATAATATAATTGTAAGGAGGAGAACAAAATGAAAGAATCTGAAATTATTAAAAAATTAATTAAGCAAAAAGGTTTATCTCAAAGAAAATTTGCTGAAAAAATTGATATTCCTTATTCAACTTTGAATTCTATACTCCAAAGAGGAGTAAATAATGCAGGGGTAACTAATGTAATTAAAATTTGCAAGGGTTTAGATATTACTGTTGAAGAATTAGAAGAAATGGCTGAAAAAGATACTACTGAATTGGAGCGACCAACAACCATAGCAGCTCACGCTGATGATGATCTAACCAAGGAAGAAATGCAGGAAGTTGAAGAATATATAGAATACTTACTATCTAAGAGAAATAAATAAGAGGTGGTATAATGACTTATGACAAACTGCTGGAGGAAGCAAGAAATCAAAATGTAGAAGTTATTGACAACTGTAATATTGGGGGCCTCAAAGGTTTGTACATAGACGGCATAATATCTTTGAGTAATAATATCAGTTGTCAAAAAGAGAAAAAGTGTATTTTAGCAGAAGAATTGGGCCACCACTACACATCTTACGGAAAAATACTTGATCAAGAAGATATTCGCAACAGAAAACAAGAAATTAAAGCCAGGCAGTGGGCTTATGAAAGATTAGTTACATTTGATGGGTTGATAGCTGCATATGAAGAGGGAGCTCAAAACAGATATGAGATATCCCTTTTTTTAGAAGTAACAGAAAAATTTTTACAAAAAGCGATAAATTTCTACAATTTTAAACACGGTCTTTATTATAAGCATAAAGACTATTATATTTATTTTAGTCCATTAGGAATTTTAAAAGGAGGGGAATTATGAAAAAAAGTTTGATTTTTATATTGATATTTATTTTATTTTCATTTCCAGCAACCGCTCAAGATAATTGGGAAAAACAATATACCCTTGATAATTTATATGTTGGTTCGAAAGCAAATGCAGATCTCTGGGAAACAATTGATAATGCTAATAGAATAAATACTGCTTTGGTTTATAGTGAAGTTAAAATTGGGCAGCCGATATTAATTTCTTATTCAAGATACGGAGAAAATGCAGAAATAAGTGATTACAACAAAAATGAGCATTTCAAAAAAGAAAATCAAAAGTTTTATCCCACTGGATCATACATCAAAGTTATTTATATGGGACAAGACAATCAAGAAAATATTAAACTTAAGGTTTATGACCACTATAGAAGTTATAAAAAAGAAATGTATAAAGAAATTAATTCGATAATAGAGGATGAACATTTTTTAGAAAACAGAGATTCAGAAGCGATAATGGCGAGGGCCAATATAGAAAATAAAGAAAAATTAAAAGAAGTCTTAATTAAAATGATTACTATAAACGGGGGATATTACATTTTTAACTTTGATGAAGACAAAAGTTTAGGAGAAAATTATACTTTAACTTCTGCTAAAACAATAACTTTTGGGAATAATTTGATTCCACCTTTTAAAGTGATTACAAACAGAAATGATTCAACAATAGAAATTATGGTAGCCAATTAGAAAGGAGGATTAAATGCCTCATATTGAAAAGTTAGACAATGGAAAATATAAAGCTATTGTAGAAGTTGGAGCTGGTGAACGCAGAAAAAGAAGAACCAAAACATTTGAGCGAAAAAAAGATGCTAAAAGTTGGCAGGCTAATATGTTAGTTGATCAGGAAAAAGGTAGATATGTTTCTTCTGCTTCATTAACTGTCGCTGATCACATGTTAGACTGGCTGGATAACGAAAAGAAACCGCACATCGCCACAACTACTTATGATAATTACAAAAACCGTATAAAAACTTATATTATACCCGAAATAGGATATATTCCATTGCAGGAACTGGAGCCCTTCCATATTAGCCGATTTATGGGCTATTTAAGAAAGAATGGAAGTGTCAGGAATGATGGCGGCCTGTCTGAAAATACTCTCAAGAAAATATATGTAGTGCTTAATTCAGCGATGGAAAAGGCAGTCCAGTGGCGGTTAATAAAATATAACCCAGTCCAGGCGATTGAATCACCACAACCGAAAAAGAAAGAAGCTAAGTCAATGAGCTTTGAGGAAGTTCAAAAATTACTTGATTCAGTTAACGATAAATTTATGCACACATTTTTGAGTTTTGCTGTCCTTACCGGAATGAGAAAAAGTGAAATGCTTGGCCTAGAGTGGTCAGAAGTTGATTTAGAGAATGAAACTGTCGAAGTAAAAAAGCGATTAGTTGTTAATCAAAATAGTGATCAGGGAATTGAGCATGAAGAAGCGACAAAACGAGAAGCTAGTCGAAGAATAATTGCAATTTCTTCAAAGCTGGCAAAATTGCTGAAAAGTTATAAAGCTTATCAAGCAGAGTTAAGGCTGCAGCTGGCAGAAGAATATAATGAACAGAAAGAATTTGTTTTCTGCAAGCCAGACGGAAATCATTATTATCCGCCGACTATTACTAGAAAAGCAAAAAAGGCTATACTCATAGCTGGTCTAAGCTCCGAATATAGCCTTCACACATTGAGGCATACATTTGCTACCTTACAGTTGAAAAATGGCACAGATGCCAAAGTGATACAGGAAATGCTCGGTCATGGAAATATCTCCACCACTATGGATATATATTCTCATGTAGATATAGACATGCAAAAAGAAGCCGCTAAAAAGTTAGAAAATGAAATAGTAATCTGAAACTGAAACTTTTTGGCACCAGCTCGGCACTTTGACCGGGCTTTTATTTTTGGCAAATAAAAAAGGACAACCGCGAAGGCTGTCCTGTTAGTATTCATAATGGCGCGCCCGACAGGATTCGAACCTGTGGCCTACGGATTAGAAGTCCGTAAGAGGTGAAATCTTGCGCTTTCTTATGTTTTCTTTTGTTGCGACATTTAGTAGTATATCAGCGTTTTAATATCTTGTCAAGAATTTTTTAAAATTTATTTATTCTGATATTTCCCAAGTTTTTGGCACTTTTTCGGCACTTCTAAAATTTTTCTACATTATATATAGTAAAGACCCCAGGCCTCACCTGAGGTTAAATAATCTATATCAATGTAAATAGTATCCAGTAAAACAGAAATCCATATACGCCGATTGATATCGCAAAAACTATAACACCAATAACTAATGTTGCAATCATTCCAAAGATGCCATCTGAAACATTGTCAGCATCTTGAGATCTAATAAAGTTATCGGCTATAAAATAAGTGGTTCCTCCACTTAAAATAATGCTCATTACAATTAGCAAGAAAAACTTAAGATATTGCATATCGCTCCTTCCTTAAAACTGAAAATCAAATCCAAGTATTACTCCACTATTTTCTATATTAGCAGGGACCACATTGACCCCTGTTATTATTCCAATGTTCTTTTTATTTAATATATCGTCTATCATTTGCTTTTGAGTATCAATCAAATCCTGCAACCTATTATTAGAGTCTATTAATTTTCGATTGTTCTCCTCAGCTGATTTATATAATTGCCTGTATTCCTCAACATCTGCTTCTGCCTGGTTGTATAACTTTTTATATTCGGTAACATCCCGCTCAGCTTCTTCATAAAGCTGCTTATATTTCTGGGCAATGTCATACATATCACGATAATCTTTCAGGAGTTGATCATATTCTTTCGGAGGATCTAACTCCTGAGCATTGACAACAATCGGCACAAAAAGCAAAGATAAAACTATTAAAAATACAAGTAGACGTTTAATTGTTATCACCTTCTGTGTGGTTATTAAGCCTATCCTCTAAACTTTCAGCTCTTTTCTGCCTGTTTTTTTGATTATTATTAAGTTTCTCAGCTTTTTCTTTGCGATTTTCTGACTTTTTCTGCAGCTCCTGGTCTTTCTCTTTTCTATTATCGATATCCTTTTCTACTTCATTAACTACTTCTTTTTCCTGATCAGCTTGCTTCTGGACCTGTTTGCTTGCAGCTTTGTACCCACCAGCTGCAGCTCCGATACCTAAAAGAGAAGCCAGCTTCCAACCTCCAAAAAATAGAGCACCAATAACTAACAGTGCAGCAATAACAATTAATATGATTTTATGCTTAGTTTTTAGCATTTTGACCACCCACTTTTAATTTTATTTCTAGATTAGTTCTTGTATGCGGAGTTAATTTTATTTTATTTTTATTTTTTAAATAATATTCTTTTGCAGTGTCATTAAATTTGATACCCATAGCCTCCCAGTCAATTATCATTTGTTCAATGTATTTATCTGGAATTTCTATTGGATTCCCATCTGTATCCAGCCAATGCTGCCAATGATGTGGATTGTTGTAATAATGATGTCTCCAAGCCATTTCAAAGCGATGTTTATATTTTGCCTTATCTTTGTAGAAATAACCAGCATACGCCAAGAATTCACTGCCGCTAAACTTACTTAAATCATGAGTTAAAGCATGCAAATAATATCCTTTTTTAATTGAGATTTTAAAAACATTACATTTGTGCTCTAAGATATAAAGCAAGTATTTTATTAGGTACATTTTATTACACCTTTCTTTTAATGAAAGCTTTGATAGCATCACGGCCGCCAGTCAGAACGACACCAAAACCTAACAACCATTTAATAATTGAACCGTCTAAATCCTGCCTGATGTAACCAGCTACAGCCATACTAACGCAAACAGCTGCAATTAGATATGTAGCTGTAAACTCTGCCCAGTCAGGAATATTGTTATTATTAGAGTCTTCTTTTAGATTAACTTCATTTACTTTTTGTTCTTCCATAGTAGTCACTTCCTTATAATTTCTATTCTTTTATTAACCCAGCCACGAATAAATGACCTATATTTTTGGCTGTTTTCAGCAAGGTTAATGTAATGCATAATTTGATAGCCATTAAGTAGATTAAACAATCCCACCGGCTTATTACAGCTATTAACAGCTTTTAAAGTATTAGGGCCGATTGCTCCATCAACTGAAATTTGATTATCAGAAAGTAAATTATAAGATTTTTGTAAATTTCTATTAGCTCGGCCAGGTCCCATGTTTACTGCCTGATCAAACATTTCAATTGCTACATCTCTGTTTTTAATTTTGTTATATTTCTGGTCAAGCCAAAATTCATAATAATAGATGTCTCTGGCCTGGTGCAGTTTTAAGTCTCTCATATCTCCTTCATAGCCATTTCTTCTTGCTACTGCTTCTGTGATGCCAAAATTAGTGGCACCACCAGGATCATCTTTGTGGTTAACATAGCCACCTTCAATTTCCATTACTTCTTCAAAAGCTTTTTTAAAAATATTATCCATTTTAAAAAACCCCCAGTTTTGATAATGCTAATAAAATTGCAATTACCCAGCCAATCCATTCTCTCCAATTCGTAGTAATTTCCTTTTTTGTTTTTCCTTTAGTATCTATTTTATTTACTTTTTCATTAAGTTGATTAAGTAATTTCCTGTCTTTTTTTCTTTCTTCAATTAGTCCATTATATTTGTCAAATTTTCCATTGAACTCAGTCAGCTGAGAAGTTAAGCTTTGTATCATTTTGTATAGCTCTTTGTTTGAGTACCAGTCTCCTGACATCAGCTCTTTAATTTTTCTTTCGTTATCTTTTGATCTATCATGATTATCTTCTATTTTTTCTCTTAAGGGGCAATCATCAATACTGTGCCCTTTGCTTTCCATCAAATCACCTCAAAACAGCCCCGCTACAAGGCAAAAGTTTTTGTTTATCTGTGTATCACATCAACTTTTTAATTTTAACCGGTCGCCTAAATCAAGTTGTTCCAGTATATGATCATCTAATTTACTTATCACTGACATTTTTAAATTATAGCTATCGCAGTGTTTAATAATTCCCAGATAGGAATTAACACTGGCATTAATATCCTCGATATCCACCTTCCCTTCAAAATATTTTTTGTTAAGATACTTAAATCGTTTTTTCATTTTCTTTTTAGTTGATTTTCTCAATTTACTATAACTCGGATATAAAACATATCCGCAAAAATCTATCCCTTCATCTACATGGCCGACGGTAGTTTTATTGTTAAGCTGCAGCTGGAGATAATCAGCAAGAAAAATCTCTATTTCCTGTCTAATAGTATGAAGTTTATTTTTGTCTTTTCCTAAAATTACAAAGTCATCCATATAACGAACATAGTATTTAACTTTTAGAGTGTGTTTTACAAACTTATCTAGAAAATCAAGATAAATATTTGCAAAAAGCTGACTCATTAGGTTACCAATTGGTGTGCCAATTCCTTTGATTTTTTCATTTTCAAAGAAGTGATCCCCTAACTGGATGCCAAATTCACCATCTTCACTTTTGATTATCTGCCAGATTAATTCTAATGTATCTCTGCAGCTGATTTTCCTTTTGATTAGTTGAAATAATCTTTTATGAACTATCCGATAAAAATATTTTGATACGTCAGCTTTTAAAAAATATGTTTTCCCTGGCTTGCGGTCCATTATTCTTAACTTGTCCTGCAGCTGATATGCAGTAAAATGAGTTCCTTTTCCTTTGCGACAAGCGCCGCTATATCTATAAAATGTCTTATCAAATATCGGGTAAAGGTTTTGATATATGCTCCACTGGACCACTCTGTCACGAAAAGGCAAGGCCATAATCAGTCTCTTTTTCGGCTCATAAACATAAAACTGTCTGTATTTTCCCTGTTCATATGTTTTCCACATCAATTCATTTTGTATCTCAATAAGATTTCTCTCTAAATTGTAATTAAACTTTAACACTTCTGGTTTATATCTTTTTCTCTTTTGAGCATTTTGAGTTGCTATTTCCAAGTTATGATAATCAGTTATCTTCTCAAACAAATTTTTGACTGTCTTAGGAATAAATAATCACCACTTTCTCTATATTTGGGTGAAATATTCAAGCCCGCTCAAATGAGAGCGAGCTCATAACTAATCGTGACAGCTTTCGATATTTCGCTACTTGCTATCTAATTAGTGATTTATATTTTTTCCTGGAGGGACAAAATGTATCTCAGGAAGGACTAAAGGCCTGTTCATCTTTTTGAACACTGCAGCAGAGGCCTTGACCCCATACTGTCTGATAAATTTTTAGATGAGCACAGGCGCCACGCACGCCAATGTTAGTGTTCACGTTCCACGGGTTATTGTTCGAGTTGACCGTCCGAGCACCGCAGATGCTACCATTGTTGAAGTTGCCACCGGCGAGGACCAACGCCCTTAGCCCTGTAAAATTTATTTTTTATTTTTACAAGACTTAATCCAGCCGCCCAGAAGACGGCCAATTTCGTCTAATTTTTTTACTACAATTTTATGTTTCCTTATTGATAAATAATGCATGTCTTTAGCAAGCCTTATCTGAACTTTTAGCTTTTTTAACTCATCATCTATCCTGTCTAAAAACCTTATTTTGCTTCCTTGAGTTTCATTTGCGTCTATTATCAAATCCATAATTCTATAGAGTTTATTTTTCAATTTGGTGCACATCGCAAATTTTTCTCTTTTTGGAAAGTTGTCTATTACTGGATAGAAATAAAGAGTAAAGTCATAATGTTTTCTGAATATCACTAGATCATCTGTGTCTGCCAAATCACCACTCCTTCAAGTTCAAAAACTAACCAAAAACCATTTTCAGATTATCAGGCACTCTGATGAGCACAGGCGCCACGCACGCCAATGCTAGCGATCACGTACCACGGGCAATCGCGCGAGTAGACCGTCCGAGCACCGCAGATGGTACCATTGTGCAAGCCGCCACCGGCGAGGAGCCCAATAATAGAAGGATTTCCTTGTATATAGGCTTCTCCGTGTTGATGCGAAGAGTCTTTCCCCGCGTTTAAAACATCAAACCAATTAAATGATGTAGTTCCAGTATATCTATAAGTATACTCATCTAGCCTTTCCCAAAGGTTACCAGCACAATCGACTAGGTTATAACAAGAAACTGCTTGTTCTACAGTTCCAGTTGCGGTTCTGCCTGAGTTGCTTGAGCTAGACCATGCAGCATTATTGTCATTTTCATGACCTTCCGGGCTACCGTAAGCAGCCATCAACCATTCTTGCCTGGTCAATTTGCTTTTTCCAACATTAGCAAGACCTCTAATAAAATCATAATCGTTATAACCTTCAGTTCCTGACACTGGAGTTGCATTGTATTCACTGACAAGTTCAGTTTCTGGCCAAGTCCCACTCCCTTCACTGGCAAGGTATATGTCAGCCCAGAAGTTAGATACTTTGACCATTCCGGTTGGATCGCAAGCCGGTCGATAATTAAGAGACCATACTGAATTAGGTAGTATATTAACCGCAATTGAAGCAGTATCATCATATCTTTGAGCAGTGGTTCTAATACGCCCGTAGTGAAAACCTCCAATTTTTCTTGAATTGTTTTCAGTATAACCATCCGGGTAAGTAGAATTGATTGAAATAACAAAATCGGGCTCAGCATCAGCTGATGGTTGCAGCGCATATATATAATAGTTTTCACCAAGAGTGAAACTTGCAAAGCTCCCATCATTGTCAGCGGCTGTCAGAATAGTATCAGTTTCTTTTTTAAGATTTTGTCTGTCAATCCTCAGGGCCAGAGGCGGTACTGTAATTTCATCAGCAGCGCTTTTTTCTATATGTCCTTTGAAATTGTAGAATGAAGGTGAATCAGCTCCTACGAAACTTAACATTGGTCAATCACCTCCTGGACTTCATCGACTGTAAATCCTAATCTAAATATCTTTCCGTTTGGATTATCTACCAGCTTGAACTGCACTATCTTTTCTTCTCCCTCTTCTTCCTGAGTCATAACTTTGTACTCAGGCTCAGGGCCAGTTCTATCAGATTCTGCTGCAAGTTCTTTGTCGAACTCATACTTTTTGGCTGTATTTAGCAGCCCCTGGTATGCTCTTTTTACTTTTGGTGTGTAGCCAAAGTCATTAATCACATTTTCATAATCCTGTCTTGAATTAAGCACTTTTGAAAAACCTCTCATATATTATCTAACCTCCATTGCTAATGAGCCGTCAATCATTTTTAGCTCGTAAATATCGCCTGTTGTCTCATCTATCAAGTTGTTTTCTGGATTTGAGCCGTCCGGGCCAGCCTTCACAAGCCCATATTCGACTTTCTGAATTGTTGCATCTATCACTGTATCAAACAGCACTATAGTTGTTTCATCATTGACTCCATCATAATTTGCTGATTCTACAGCTGAATAAACTGAGCTTGCGTCTAGAGTTGCTTTGATTTTTCTATTAGTGACGAATGTATCTATATAGTCACCAGGCACTGTAAAAGTATCAGCGCTTACATAAGTTGCAGTTAATGCGCTGTCAATCCATTCAGTCATATTTTCAGCAAGGTCAGATTTGATAGTTCCGTCTTCATTAAGAGCAACTTCTAGCCGCTCCCAGAGAGTGTTTTTTGTTCCTCTCGAAACTCTTAAATCCTTAATATAAGGATTATATTCATTCTGCAGCACCCACTCAGACCCATTCCAAAACTTCATTTTTGCATTTGCCCAACCTTCCGAAATGTCTAACCAGGGCATTCCCTGATAAGTGTCGGTTGGAGCAGTCTCTCCTGCAAATTGAGTTACAATAGCTAAAAAGTTGCCATATAAAACTTGTTTAAGACCGGGCCCATTAGCATCAAGCCCATCTTTATTTGTCGTTCTTATATCAAAATCTTGAGACATGTCATCACTCCTTTAATATCCTTCGATTATAATTTTTTCTGCAGTTCCTCCGACATCATTATTATTGATATCTTTTATAACTACATCTACACTATCTATAGTTTTGTTTTGAAAATCAGCATATTTCATTGTTGATCCATCCTGTAGCAAGTAATAATTATACCCTCTAGGAATTTCATAATATTCTATTCCGTAATCACTATAATTAATTGTTGCTCCTCCTACTGGTATTACAAAATTATCAATTTCCAATTCTAAATCAGGGACATCAAAAAATTGTTTGATTTCATTCAGCTCAAATTCAGCAGTTTCTGTCTCCAGCTGAAAAGTAAATTTAAACTGGCAGTATCTAAATTTGTATTCTCCGGTCATGTATGTTTGCCAGTCTGACCATTCCACACTATCATCAGAAAATCTAACATATGTTTCAGTCTCATAAATAGCAGGTGGATTGTCTAAACTATTATTAGGGAAATCATCAAGTCCGCGATTAGGAAAACTCAATAAACTTAATCCTAAGTCCTGAAAGAACCAGTCTTTTTTGAGTCTTATATCTGTCCTTCCAATTCTGACTGTATCGATAATTTCTGTCATATATTCGGCACTAAAGTCATAATCAGGCAAACCGTCTGCAAAAGCAGGAATATCAGGCCAATCATCAAGATTATAGCCGGCTAAGTCTTCTAAATTATACATGTGGAAGAATGCTATCTTGCCGTTAATATTATCTATATTATCTAGTGTTGCATTATCTATATAATCAAGTTCATTTCTTTCGATAATTATATTAAGCTCCTGGCCAGTACCTGAAACTTCAAAAATTACTGATGTGAAATCACTTGAATACTGTCTAACTCTATCAATTGTCTTAATCATATACATATGTGTTCCATCAATTTCATTTTCAGAAGTCCATCTGTCTCCAGTAAGTTTAGTCCCGAGAACTTCTCCATTATCCCAGTCTGTTCCTTTTCTAATTTCATAACCTAAAACATCTGGCTCATTTACTTCCTGCCATTTGAATATTAATTTTGCACCTTTTTGAGCGACTTGCAAAGTTTCAGGTGCTGCGGGTTTGTTGTCTTTACCGGATATAACTATTTCTCTTGAAACTACACCATCGCTGGTTATGCTTCTATATTTAGAAACTGTTCGCACTCTAACTTGATAAGACACATTGACTTTAAGATTTTCAATTTCGAAACTGCCGCCTTCTGTTTCTCCTCTGATTCTATAAGGCCCACCGTTTTCGGATATATCTATTATTGCTTTAGCAAATCTTTCATCGTCTGGAGTGCTGAACTCGACAATCAGATTTGACATTAAATTTCCATCTACAGTTGTATATCCATATTCTGATACTTTTAGATCAGATACTTCTCTAGGAGCTTCCAAAGGGTTTTCCAGTTCTGAACCATAATTTTCTTGCTGCACTATACCATTGTCAGTATATATTGCTTCGTTATATTCGACAGCAGTAATAGCCAGCTCTTCATTTTCGCTTTCACTGATTTCCATAATTCTAAATGGTTTATCAGTCCAACCTGGTCTTGGATGAGTTATTAGGACTTTATCCCCAACTTCTGCCTCAACTGAATTTATGCCGGCTTTGAAGTTTATAACTTCTACGCAATACTTCGATTTCTTTTGATAATACCGCGCCTCTCTACCAGCCTGGCTAAATCGATTTACACCGTTTAAAGTTATTGTTTTAATCGTTTCCCCGGGAACACTCTTATCTAAAAATCTAGCCCCGATTGTTTCAAAGTTTTCGTTAGGGTCTGTATATTCTACAATTACTGATTCATATCTATCTTTTCTTGATGTTCTTGATCTAACAAAACTTTCTGCAATAATATGTTCTTCAAATGTAAAGCTTTGAGCTGCTATCTCTGGTTTATCAATTTTTAATTTTAGCTGCCCGTTTGAATAAATTAAAAAAGCTCTAAAAGTAGAAAGTATTTCATTTAATATGTCAAGCGCTGAACTTTTTGCGTCAATCATAAAATCTAGTTCAAATCTTCTTTCCCCATCTACTATTTCATCTGCATATTCAGCCGCTTCCTTGAATGAATCAAAATTAATAAACTTGTCTTTAACTCCAAAACCAAATCTTTTATTTGTTAAGAAATCTAAAACACACCAAACAGGGTTATTGCTGTATTTAGTGACCCATCTACTTCCGGTCCACACTCTAACGTGACGTCCTTTGATTATCGCGGTCATTGTTGGAGTACCTGATGTCTTTAATTTTTCTGCATCTAAGGTTAGTGAATAATAAGCAAGATATGGGAAGGTTTGTCCGTGTTCATTTTTGCTCCAGGCTGTTTGACTTCGGTAGCCTAACTTAACCTCTGCAGAAACATCTTTATCATCTGCTTTAATTTCTGAAATGCTTTCAATTGGTCCTTCAGAAATCCCAACCTGAAGATCCATGTATCTATCATTTTCGCCGTGAATTTTTTGGTTGATTATATTTCCTGCTGCAAGATTGCGGCCATAAGCTACAGGTATCGGTATTTGATGCGATTTAGTATTAGATATCGGGCCAAAGCTATAAGTTGGTGAATTCTTTGACTGATTCATGCTCTCTTGGAATTCTTTGGCCTCTTTATAATTATCGTAAGAGTTACCGACTGAAAAGCCCAACATTGCTCCGGCTGCTACAGTCATTCCTCCTACTGTAGATGCGGCTGCTGCAGCGCCTGCTGCTAATCCTACTATTGCTCCTACTCCCATTGCTTGCTCACCTCACTCTCCAGATTGAATGTAATCTTTTTTTCCACTTATCAAATTTACTGATTCTTGCTGTCGAATTATCAAATATGTGTATGAATTTATAATTATCTATTAGGACGCCGGCATGTCTTGGAATCCCGCCAACTAAAAAAACAACCACATCTAAGGGTTGCTTATCTTTGATATCTACTTGATCACAATATAAACTTAATCCATTCGGAAGTCTGTTTTTATCTTTTGTCATCCAATCAGATTCTATAATCCTGCCGTCAGTATCTGGCAAAATGACGCCGTTATCAGCTAAAAAATCAACAACTAAACCTAAGCAATCATAACCACCTTTTCCTCTACCATTAAACTTATATTTTTTATTAAGATACTTTTCTGGGTTCATTAATCAACCAACCTCACATTCCTGATCTTCGGAATATCAAGAAAACCTCTGTAATATTTTTGATTGCCCCAGTACTTGCAGCCATGACCTCCATTCCAGGTAAAATCACACCCAGCTTCAAGATAGTAGTTATCTCCTGGCTGAGCTCTTTGAAATGGATATTCAACATCTACAAACCCGCTGGCTGAGTAAACAATTTTTCTGCTTTCGTTTCCTATTTTAATAGTTCCGTGTTTCCAGCGGTCTGCAGGCTGATTCATTTTGCTATCATAAACTCTTTGATTTACGATGCTATCAACAGTTCCTTCTAGGGTTGGTACATTATAGCCGCAGCCTTCCCCTCCAAAACCGCCCGGCCAAGAACAATTAATTCCATAAGTTCCGCCAGGTAGCTGCAATTCTAATTTATCTAAGTTAGATCTTAATTCAACTGTAAAATTATAATCATCAGTGCTAAAAGAGTCTATTTCACCTTTTGTAAATAATTCTCTATAGTTTTCTGGTTTATCTAGCCTATTTTTAAAAACTTGCCAGATTGTCATTTCTCTGCCTTCGAAGTTTACATTCGCAATTAAACCGGAGAATTCTTTCATAACATTATCAAAAGTGATTGTTACTGAGTCCGGGGAAGTATTGTTGTTTTTATTTATTTCCGACCGGCTTATTGATGCAGCATAATAAGTTTGTGGATTTCCATTTTCATCAAAAAACTCTATATTTTTAGGAAACATAGCAAAATACAATGTTTCTTCATCAAGAAAAATTTGATAAAGCTCTATAGGCCAGTTATAATCTTTATTTTTTTCTTCAATTATATCTGGCGATAGTGTTTTAGGCATTTTATAACACCTCTATCATTTTAAGACCAAACCTATAAATATAATTCATAAAAACTGTTCTTTCTAGCTCATCTTGGTCAAATCTAACTGTTACTTCTTCAATGGTCCCATCGTCTTTTTCATAATCCCATAAAAATGCTTCAGTCTTTCCTTTTCTAGCTACGAAAAAATTATAGATATAATTAGCATGATCAGATGTCATTGTTGATTTCTCAAAGTTAAGTCTAAAAAAACGTCTAGGCAGTCCTTTTGTTCTTCTTTGCTCTTTGCCGCCTTCGAATTCTGTGACAAGTGTTTTAAATTTTATTCCGTCTGTCCATTCATTGTTATGGCTAAATTGGAATTTTTCCAAAAAGACCACCTCCTATTAAGTGAATTTCTGCATTATTTTTCTCAGCTTACCGTTTGCCATTATGTCTTCCCCTGCAATATTTACTATAGTCGCTTTATTTTGTTTTAATAGTCTTTGGAATGACTGGGCATCAGGAGAATTTATCTGATACACTTCAACATTGTCTCCGCCGCCCCCTTGAGCATTAATTGCACCTCGCTGTTGATCTTCAGTTAAGATTAATTCACCGACTTTAGTTTTAACAACTTTTTCATCTGGCCTAAGTTTTTTGCCACCAACAGTTCCGCCTACATGAAAATTATCTAAACTTTCAACACCATTGACGGTGACTAAGCCACCACTGTGGGCAATTCCATCAAGACCAATTCCGCCTAAAGCCCAATTTACCATAGGACCAACTATTGCTTTTTGAAGTACCATAGATGATATTTGATTAGCTAAATTCTTAAAGACATCTCCTAAGCTTTCGCCACGAGCTATTGCATCAGATAAACCAGTAATCAGATTATCTTGCCAGTCTTTAAATTTTCGATTTACATGATCAACTTCATATCCTATTTCTACTAATGAATCAACTAGCCAGTTTAAAGGTTTCGATTCTTCATTTTCAGAGCCACTGGGCCCGCCAGTTTTCCATAAACCGTAAAAATCAGTAGTGGTCTCATTCTGAAATCCTAATTCCCATTCTAAATCATTAATTTTAGCATTTAATTCTACCCATTCATCTGTCATTTTTTTATAATCTTTTAGCCTGGTCTTTAAATAATTTATATATTCTTCAAGCGATATTTTTCCAGCTTCATATTTATTTTCAGTTATTTCATCTTGAAGTTGCTGTTCTTTTTTTGCATATTCTTTATCAATTTCTAGAAGTTTTTGTTCTCTTAGCTTGCGCAATTCTTCTAAAGCGCCGGTTTGATTTTTTCTTTTTTCTTTTTCCTGTTCAAACCATTGTTCTACCTGCTCAATTTCCTTTTCTTTGCCTTCTTTTTGCAATAATAGTCTCTGATTTAGATATTCTTTTTCAGCTTCTAATGATTCTTTATTATTTTCTTCTGTAATATCATTAATAGCATTTCCAATTCTTCTGTTATAAAAATCTCTTATTTCTTGCAGAAGTTCATCGCTAGCCCCAAGACTTTTGGCATTAAGCAGTTTCTCACCTTTTTCTTTTTCTAATTCTCTTCTAGCTTTTTGAGATGCATTTTTAATTCCTTTTAGTTCTCTATCAAAATTATAATCTTCGATATCTTGCTGCAGTTCTTTTTTAAATTCTTTTAGCTTTTCAGCTTTTTCTGGATCGGTTTCATCTTCTTCCTCTTCCTCTTCATCATCACTACTTGAGCTGCTTGTTTTGTTACCGGCAAGTGCAGCCATTCTTTTTTCGAATTCTTTATTGCTAATGACTCCTTCTAATCTCTGATTAATTAATTCTGATCTCTTTTGCCAGACTAACAATTGCTTATTTAAATTTTTTATTTTTTGTTCATTTGTGCCAATTATATTTTTGCCATCAGCTGAAGCATTATAGAATTTACGCATTGTTTCTAAAGCAACATTCCACCTATTTTGAACAACTTTAGGTAGTTTAGAAACTTCATTTTGAAACTGTTCATTTGCTCCGAGCTCAATAAAATCTTCGGGAGTTTTATAATTTCCTATCTGATCAACAAAGCTTGTCTGGGAAATTACTCCCATAGCATTTTCCAAAGCAATACTGTCAATTTGACCTACATTTTTTAACTCATCATTATAATCTTTAAGAGCTTTGGTCTGATCGTTTAGTGCTTCTTTTTCTCTTTCAATTCTATCGATATTTTCCTCAATAGTTTGAGCCATTGATTTTAAATTTCTAGCTTTCGCATTTTCTATAATTTTTTCAGTATTAAGCTCATAAGCTTCAGTCTCATCATTTATTCCTTCTACAGCATCTGGGTAAAGATCGGCTAAGTCCTGAGAAATTTCGAGCAATTTGTTTTTTTCTTCTTTAGATTTATTTTCTTTACTGCTTAAATTTTCATATTCTTCAACAAGGTTTTTAGTGCTTTCCAAATTATCATCTTGAGTATCATTTAAATCATTAAAAATACTTACAAGTTTGGTTACGCCAGCTATTACAGCCCCACCGATTAAGAAAGGTGCAAAGCCTCCGCTAACCATTGATAAACCTGCTGCTATTTGAGGTAAAAATCCTACGAATAATGCCAGGGGCCCAACAATGCCTGCCATAATTCCTGACCATACAGCAAACTGGCTTATAACTTCTTTTAGAGGAGCTGGCAGTTGGTCAAACCAGTTAATACCAGATTGAACATGGCTTAATAAAACGCTAATTTGAGGTAATACATATCGCCCTATTTCTTCTCCAATATTTTTTAATAAATTTCTAGTTTCTCTTAATCTGTTCGCAAAACTATCTTGAGTTCTTTTGTAATCTCCCTGAGCTTTGGACATGTCCTGCATCATCAAATTAACTCTTGATAATATCTTTTCCTGTTCAGTTAGCTCTCTATCAGTATCAATAATACCTTCTTTTAAAGCATTTGCTTTAACTCGAGCTTCAGTCAGTACAGATCCATATTTTCTCATTGGTCTTGATTGTCCTACAATTGCACTTTGAATGTCATTCATTGCCTGTTCTAAAGGCACGTTAGCAAAAGAACTCATATCTATCGCTAATTGAGTTATTGTTTTATTTAGTCTGAAAGCCTTTTCTTCAGCTACTCCCATCGGAACAAGTGTATCTTGCAATGTAGCCATCATTGATTTAATTTCAGAAGTTGACTGATTAAAGCTGTCTGCAAAATCTTCGGCCCAACTATTTGCATCTTTTGACATTTCACCAAAAACATAATTAAACCTGGACTGTATCTCATTAGCATCAGATGCCATTTTAGCCAGTTTAAAGCTTACACCGGTTATTATTGCGCCAAAAGCTGTTAAAGCCATCCCGGTCTTTTTAAATGCAGCAGAATATTGCCTTAAAGTTCCCTGGCTTCTTTTAGCTTCTCTATCTAATTTTTTAATTTCTTGCTGATTTTCTCTCATTCCACGTTTGAATTGAGCGTTTTTGTTTTGAATATAATATACTAGAGAACCTAAATTAGCCATTATTTGCTGCACCTCCTGGAGCATCTTTTAAACCTTTAAGTTTATTGATTTCGCTATCGATATGATTATTCATTTTCTTTTTCAATTCTTTAATCCGTTTTTCATCTTTGATGGTTTTAGTTTCTTTTTCTTTTAGCTCTTCATATTCTTGATACCAATCATCTATATTAGAGCTACTTTCTTCATTCCCAGATAATAAATTAATGTGATCAATCAAATCTTCAATGTATTCTTTAGCATTATCTCCACCGCCAAAGGCAGAACTTGCAGCCATAAACTGATTTAAATAACCAGTATATTTTTCTAATTCATTTCTCCTTTGGATATCAAAAATATATTCAATTTCATCTGGATATATTTGATTTAAAACTTCATTTTTCGACATTTTAGTTATTTTATGAATATCCCAGACTAATTTATCAAACTGATTTTCTGGATCTAGTTCTTGATATTCTTCAGGAGCTTCATTAAGTTTTTTCCCTTTTCCACAACCTTAACCAGATTATTAACTTCAATAACTGCTTCAAATAACTCGATTGCCTCATCTATTCCGACTTCATCTTCTAAAGTTTCAACATCTACTCCAGTTCCTAAAGAAAGTATGTCGATTACTTCATCAGTAGCGACTCTAAACATGTCAGGCAAATAGCTTATGATCTCCTTTTCGCTCATCTGCATCATATATTCTTGCGGATTTTCAATTCCTTTTTCCTCCAACACTTCTGGAAGCAAATCAAAAAGAACCTTAACATTATCAGTTAGCTGCTTCCATTTACCCAGTGGCGCTTTCTTAACAGTGATTGTTCTAGATCTTTCTTCTATATCATCATCTAATTCAATTACTGTAGTAATATCAACTTTTTTAATTCTCGATAAAGTTTTAGCCATAAATATCCCCTTTCGATTTGTAAGTAATCATAATAAAAGCCCTGGTTTCCCAGGGCTAAATTGTTATTAAGTTAATGTACCAGCGTAAAAGTAACTTACAATCTCAGAATCAATCATATCTGCCTTAGTAGCAAATGCTTTGATTTCTTGAGCACTATCAACTGTAATTGAACCAGCATATAATGTGCTGCCTGTAGTAGGTTCAGTACCATCAGTTGTGTAATAAATTTCTGCTCCTGTAGTACTTGATGTTAATTCTACTGTTTGAGCTGTGTCATAAGTTCCTGACTCAACACTTGCAACTGGTTTAGCAACAATAGAATTGTCTCCAAGAGTAAAGTAATCTCCATTGGAGTCTTTCTGACACTTAAAGTTAGTATTGTTCATTCTTTTGCCTGTTCTACTGTGGCCAAATTCTAATGTCTGTGGCATTGGATAAGCAGATGGCAGGACAATATCCGCTGATTTATCAGCATCATCTTTAGCTAATGGATGTATAGTGATTACATCAGCATAATTGTTCATTACTTCTCCAATCGCTGAGCCTACTTTTAATAGATCATCTCCATTAGCTCCAGTGGTTAATTCAGCCCACGGTATTGTTTTTGCAACAGATGCAGGGTCAGTGTACACTATCGGAATTTCTAATTCTCCGTTATGGTTTAATACAATATCCATAACGTCTCCATCTTCTTCAGTTGATTCGGTTTGATATTCAGTAGTAAACCTGAATATTGTTTCTCCTTCTGTTCTTCCTAATTCAACGCCGCCATATTTAACCAAACATGGTCCTAAATTAATTTTTTTAGTATCTAACTCTGTTTTAGTTCCTGGCATTTATATTCACCTCTTATTTTTTAATAATGTTAAATCCAAGCCTTACAGTAATAAAATGTTCATCCGGATCATCAGGGTCAAATTGAGGGTTAGAAATTGAGTTAACTTCTAAATTATAGTTAGTATAACCTTCAATCTCTAAAGGTTTATCATCAAACAATTCTTCAAGGCGGCTCCCAACTTCTCCTAATTTTTGAGTATCTGCAATTCCGCCGTCTAAATTATCTACAAAGCAACTAATTAATATTGTGCCGTTTTTTGCAGTAGTATCGGTATTATTATTCACTGGCATATTATTGACAGTAAAATAAGGGTTAGTCGCTCCAGTTGGCTTTTTAGCACCTTTGTTACCTTTTAATTCTCCGAGAATATCTAATAAATCAGTTTCATCAATAATGTTTTTGTCATTTAAAATTCTGAGTATGACTGCCGTTAAAATTTTATCTACATTCATTTAATCACCCGTTATAGTATTTCAGACTGATAGCAGCTTGCTGTCTAACACTCCTGGCATTCATTTTGTAAGCAAGATATTGTTCAGCTAAGGGTTCGAAATTATCAATAGTCCCCTGAATAACGCTGTATCCTTTTTTGCTTTCTACAATAGCCGCATACCACATTCCAGCATATAAAGCACCGATATAATCATCACCATCAACTTTTACTTTTGCTTCTCTATTTTCTGGCAGATGAGATAATGCTTCTGCTTTAGTTTTGTAAGTGTCCATTGCTTCAATATTTATAGATAAACTAGCTCTTAAAGCACCGGTTATGTCATTATAGTCTCCAGTTAATTGTGCATGTTCATACATCATTTCTAAAAGAAATTTTATTGCTTCTTCAACCATTTTTTCTTCAGATTGCAAAAAAGCTTCAGTATTTGCTATTGCTTCTTCAGCTCCAAGCATTTCTGCACTAATGCCATCTTCCATAATTAACTCCTTTTTAATTCTATTTCTAGGTGATCAAGCCAATCGCCAGAGAAAACAATATCATATTCATTTCCCGTTTCATCAATAGCCGCATATCCTTTTTTTATTTTTGAATATGAATCTTCATAATTTATATCTGTTTTATTAACAAACATAATATGATCAGATTCAAATTCAGTCTGCGTTTCGGTGTGTTTTACATTAGAATTTGAAGGTTGGATATCAGCTTCACAAGTGGCGACTAACTTTTCACCTGCAGAAACCCATTGCCCAGTCTCAGTATCTGTGTAACCATTTTCAATTTTTTCTTTTATTAAAACTGTTTCAAAGGATTCATCTTTAATTAACATGGAGTAAACCTCCAATTCTTAAGCAAAGCCAATGCCGGACCTGGTAGTTTTTCATATACAGTAACTCTTTTGCTTAAGTATTTTGTAGAGACACCACCTCTGGACTGACTTTCGATTATTGGATTTCTTTGCTGTTCCCAATATAAATCTTGAGCAATTAAGATGCAGGCATTTTCTATTCCGCCCGGCAATGTAGATGGACTTTCTGCAGTAGCATCTTTTGGTAAAATAAACCCGGCTGTAAAATTAACTTCTAAATCATAATCATCTAATTCAGGCCACTCATCTTTTTTGTATAACATACCCTTTTCAGCTAAAATAGTATATTCAGTAATTTCTTCATCATCATTTAAGATCTGTTCTACTGATTCAATATTCCAGTAATTGATCATAAGATATTTGCCGCCATCTGATTTTAAATTTAAACTCCTGGGCTTTTTATTGAATTTAGTGTTGCAATAATTTTCTATTACATCACTTGCAGCATTTATATAGATTTCAATACTTGTATTGTCTATTGGCAGCTTTAATCTATCGACTGTAGTTAAAGCATTTTCATTTAGAGGCATTTAATCACCCCAATTCTTTTTCTGCAGCTATCGCTTCATCTTCTCCTCTAATTTTTTCACCATTGCTTAAAACATACCAACCTCCACCAGTATGCTTTGGAAACTCAACTTCTTTTTTATCCTCTGCTTTTTCAACTGGAGGTTTTACTTGTTTTTCATAACCATCTTTAGCTTTTGCAAATCCCATTCTTAACCACCTAGCTGCCAACCCGTTTGGAACACTTTTGATTTCTTTGCCTTTAGGAATTTCTTTACCTTTATATCGTAACCCATTGCTTATAACATCCATGTTTTCACCTCCATGAAAAAGCCCCAATTAAGGGGCTATAATTATTAAGCTACTACCATATTATCTGCATCTTGTGTAGGCATAAACCTTGCATTTCCTCTAATTAAATCACAAGATAAATTTGAAGAAGCATCATCAGAAGTTATTTTAGCTGCCAAGTGAGTAAATCCGTTATTGGTATCCATTAAAGGTCCTTGCACTTCTGCAATTAGCTTAGCTGAATCAACACCAGCTCCAGTTTCATTAGTAAATTCAACAATAATCGGGTTGCCGTCTGCATCTTTAACAGCTTTGGAATCAGTTCCAGACTCATCTTTAGCCTGTAAAATCTCTAGCTTAATTAGATTAGTGTTCGCTAAAGCTCCAGAGTTTAATACAAACATTGCATCTCTATACTGGGTCATATCAAAATAATCTCCTGTAGTGTTGGAAGCTCCTAAAGGTTGACTCTCTACAGCATTATCTAACTTTAATTGTTCTGTCAATCGTTTCATTTATTTTCATCTCCTCAATTTTTAAATAATTAAGGGAGGCTAAACCTCCCTTATATTTTAATTAACCTAACATAACTAATGGACTTACCTGAGTATTTCCATCTTCTAGAGTTAAAGGCTCTTCTAACCAACTTTGACCATCAACATTAAATACAACTTTGATGATTGTCTTATTAGCTTTAAACTCAGCATGTTCAGAAGCTGCAATATAAAGCCCTGAACCGTCTTTGATAAGATAATATCTCAAGTCAACAAGCATTAAATCGCCTTTGTTTCCTAAAGTAGGAACTCTCCCTGTCCATTTTAAAGGTATTCCATCTAACATAGCCGGAACTCCTTTGACTAAGTTCCCATCTGTATAAATTCTTTTACCATCGGAATCTTTCATATCTTTGATATCAGAATAAGCGCTTTGACTTGCAATCCACATAACATTGCTTTGGGACTCTGGATACACTTTCGATTCCATACCTATAACATCTTCATATAATATCTTTGAAGATGTGTTTCTGTTTACAGTCATGGCACCTTTAGAATTCACGATACCTAACGGTTTAGAGTTACCATCGCCTCTTAAGAAATGGAAATCTTCAAACCCTAATTTAGCATTTCTTAATGTGGTTGTTAAGAACTGTGATGCAGCTTCGGAATTTCTAAGTAGTTTATTTGAAACAGAAATCCAACCAGAAGCTTCTTCAGGCTCTAGTTTGATGTCTCTTAATTTAGGACCGTCTTTTTCTGGTTTTGTTTCTTGCTCAGCTGTCCAACTGAAATTAACGCCGCCATATACTCCTTTACTGCCCTGCTGCATAGCAGGAAAATTCATTGCAGCGTCCGGATTAGAACCAGCAGGAATAACAGTCGCTCTCGGCCTTACTATTGCCGCTTCAGGATCTAGTTTTAATATTTCTGTAGAAAACTTTTCAGGAACTAAAAGCCCTCCAGAGGCTCCATCTTCCATTGCCATATTTCTTAATTCTTTTACCCGAGAGTCATTTGGCTCATATCTAGCGTGATACAAAAAATCTCCAAGGTTTTTGAATTCTCCATCTTTTGGCATGCCTTCTCTACCTTCGCCGCCGTTATCATCTTCTGGAACAGGTGGTCTTATAGCTGAATTTTGAGTCTGAGAGTTATAATCTCTCACTCCTTCTAAAGCAGTAATTCTTTCTATTTTTTTGCGAACTTCAGAATGTTCTTTGGCTAATTCATCATATTCTTTAGCTTCTGAATCTTTCATTTGAAAATCTTCGCCGGCTAATTCTTCCATTCTTTCTTCTATTTCTGCTAAACGCGCTCTTAATTCTTCAAGGGTCATTCTCAATCAACTCCTAATAATATATTGTGGTGTTTTATTCTTTTTAATTCTTTTTTTCTTTTTTCTATAACTTCATGATCATTGTTTTTGTTTTCAAGATGCCTTTTATAGACATCTTCTTTAGATTTTAAGCCAGACTCTGAATTTGGATACCAGGGAAAAGTAACTGGACTTACATCTCTTAATTCTTTTACTTTAATTATTGTTCTAACTGGAATATCTCCAGTCTCATCCCATTCTTCGATATCAACTTTAAATTGAAATGAGGATTGATTTATATCTCCTCTTTTCATAGATTCCATTAAATCGGCAGCATAAGTAGTATTTGGAGGTTCAATTTCATAATATAAACCTCTTTCATCTTCTTTCAACTGTAGAGTTCCTGATTTATTTCTTCCTAATAGCAAATTAGCATCGTGGTTTATTAAAGCTCTTACATCTGATGTTTTTAGTGCTTCTTCAAATGCTCCAGGCGCTATTTTTTCAATAAAGCCCCATGTTTCTGGAGCTGGGTCATCAAATAAAGCTGCATAGCCAACAATTTTTTTGCTATTTTCTTCTTCGGCTTTGATTTCAAAATTTGTTTTTACTAATCTAGATTCAAATCCTTTTCCCAAGTGATTCACCTCCTTTAACCTGGGCTAATCCCACATTCGCACCCTTCATGTAATGGAGGATGACCTATGTTGCTGGATACCTGCATTTCTCCTTCAGCTTCTTCTGGATTCAAGCTTTCTCCTGCGCTCAGAAAATCGCTTTCAATTCCAATTCTTTTGCCATTCATTTCAATGCAATATGGACAAGGGTCGTTACCCATTGTCACCCATATTAGTTCTGAAATTCCTGCAGCTGAAAAAGCAAATTTGCTAAAAGCACCAGCACTTTTAATACTTTCTTGTTTAGCTACTTTATTCGGTCTTTTCTCTTTCCACTCATCGAGCCGTTGCTCAATTAACTCAAGTGGATCTTGATCTGAATTTAAAGCTTCTTTAACTAATGCATTTAACTGGTTTTTTGAATAACTACTATATCTATAAGAAAAAGACTCAATATACTTTTCAATAAAGTTATCAAGTCCTTTGATGTCTGATAAATCTTCTATATTTACTTCTTTGCCCGCCTCTTCTGCAATAGCTTCTGCCATTGTTTTAATTGCTGGTTTCATTGAATTTTTTATTTCTGTTTTGAATTTTTCATAAAACTCTTCTAGCCATCTTTGAAAACCACCTGCATTTCTTTCTGATAATTCTTCAATTGCTTTATCCCTAACAATTTTAACTTCTTTATCAACCATCTGTTCAGCAGAATTTTTTATTACTTTTTGATATCTTAACGCAATATTTCTTCTTCCGGCAGCTGATCTTCTAGCTTTCATTTCAATTTTGTTTTTTTTTACAGATTTGTTGCTTCTATCATTTATTTTAGGGTTATCAGCATTTAAAGGAATTAAATTTAAAGGAATAAATGTTTGGTCTCCACCTTCTTTAGGATTCATATTTTCTTTTTCTCTTGCATCGTTTGGACTTAAGAAACCATTTTGAATACCTTTGGAATAAGCGTTATATCTGCTTTCAATATCCCCTCTTAATAAAGCATCTACAAGAAACTCAGCAAAATAAGAATTGTTTTTAATTAAATCTTTTTGTATTTGTTGTTCAAATCTTTTTAGCCAAGGAGTTAAATAATAAATAACGAATTCTAAAGATTGCTGCTCAATATTTGAAAAAGTTGCTCTTTCCATATCTTTAAGCATATGAGGAGGTATGTTAAACCAACGAGCTATTTCAGTTATTTGAAATTTTTTGCTTTCTAGCATTTGCGCATCTTCTGGAGAAATTCCAATTTGTTTCCAAGTTAATCCTTCTTCAAGAATCGCAATTCTATGAGCATTATCTAATCCACCGTGTTTCGATTCCCAGTCTTTTTTAAGATGATCATGAGCGGGATCCGACAATTCACCCGAATGTTCTAAAACACCGCTAGGTGTACCATTGTTATCAAAAAATTTAGCACCATATTTTTCAAGAGCTAAACCTGTTCCTATAGATTCTTTCATCAATTGGATTAAATTAATCCCTTTCACTCCATTGTTGCTTCTGCCTGGCACATGAAATACTCTTTTTGAAGGAAGCTTTACCCCTTTTCCACCTGGCAAAACAGTTTTATAGTATAGTTCTTGAGTCTTTTTGTCCCTTTCCGGCCATGTTCTGTCTGGCAGTAACGGCCATAATGCTTTAACTCGGTTAGCATTATCATATTCTATTTCTGCATAAGCGTTTCTGTAAGTCAATAAGTGTCCCATTAAAGTTTCCCTAAACACAAATGATGTCATTTCTGGGTTTGGTTGATCGTGTAAAATTTTATATAAATGATGAGTGGTCGCTTTTTCTTTACCTCTAGGATCTAATCTTTTATATATATTAAGAGGTAACATTGCTGCAATTTCAGAATATATAGTAATTGCATTATGAACAGCTGAATAAGTAATAGCATTATCTTCATTTACATTGACACCGCTTGAAGTTGGTCCAGAGAACATATTTAAAAGCCATTGACCTGGACTATTTAAACTGCTTATATTGCTTTTTATACTTGATATAATACCCATCAATTACCACCTTCCCAAAACCAACTAGCCAGCATTAGTATTATTCCTATTACTGTAAGACTAAGCGCCGGGCTCCATAACCATAAACCAGCACCTGAAATTATCATTCCTATAAAAAATACAAAATCATTAAAATTTATATTCACATTCAGATCACTCCCTTCTAAAGCGTTCTGATACCTCTTTCTTCATAAACTGATTTTTTAGGAGGTTCATTTACCATTGCTCTAACATATCCATTTACAACAGCTGCAATTGGATCAATCCTTTGGACTGATTTATCTTTATCAAGCTGAATATTTTCATTATGGTCTTGACGAGTAACCGCATTTCCTATAGCCCATGTTAAAACGGGATTATTATCATGGATTACATTTTTAGTATAAACTTGAGCTCTAAAATCTTTTGTAGGTTCGCTTAAGGTTTTTACACCCTGTCTTATTTCAACCATTTCATAACCATAATCGGCTAATTCCTGCGCAAATTGAGTAGCTTGATACGGGTCAAAACAAATTTCATTAATGCTCCATTCTGATTTCTTTTCTTGTTCTATAATGTAGTCTGTTATATATCTATAATCTATAGTTGAGCCATCTGTTAGAGTAATCCAACCTTGTTTAACCCATAAATCATATTCTATTTTATCTGTTTTTAATTTTTCTTCTAATCTATCTTCAGGCAAAAAAGAATGAGATTTAACTACTATTTCTCCCGAAGGCAATAAAAATACAAATCCTACACTTGTTAAATCTAATTTGGTTGATAAATCTAATCCTAAAAACACTGTTGCATCTGATAAATCTGGTATTTCCTTGTTACCACAAGACTTCCATTTACCTAAATTCATGTAGCCATTATCTTTTGCATTAACCCAGACATTCATATTTTTAGTAAGAAAGTTTTTCATTTTTTCAGGAACATCTAAGGCAGTTTTTAATTCGCTTTTTAAATAGTTTATACCTTCATCATAGCTTGCTAAAATTGGATTAGCTTTTATCCAGCTGCTTTCGTCTTTTATATCATCTACAAGTTCTCCATCTTCATTTTTATCGAGCTCATTAACCATTACAAAGTATTCTTCATTGTTAACTGGGTTGTTTGGATTTAATATTTGTGATATATATTTATATTCGACTCTGTAGCATGGATTGCTAATTTCAAAACCAGCTGTTGTGATTGTCATTAATAAAGGCTGTCTCCTAGCCCCCATTCCAGAAACTAATATGTCATATACTTCTGATGTTTTGTGAGCATGATATTCATCAATAATTCCGCATTGAGGATTTAAACCGTCTCCAGTTTTCTGGTCCTCTTTGGATAATGCTTTCATAAAAGAATTTGATTTAGGGTGAATAATTTTTCCGTATTTTGTTTCAAATTTATTTGCAAAATCACTTTTAGGATAAATCATATTAGCTTCATTCCAGACTATTTTAGCCTGGTCTGATTTTGTGGCTCCGATATAAACTTCGCTTGCATTAACTTTTAAGCCTGCAGTTTCATATAAACCAACAATTGATAGATCTTGCGACTTAGCGTTTTTTCTGCCGACTTGCCAGTATCCTTTTCTGAATCTCCTATACCCAGTTTCATTATGATACCAGCCATATATATTTCCAAAAATAAATAATTCTATAGGCGCCGGATCTTTATATTCTCCGGCTAATATTCCTTTTGTATGTTTAAACTTTTTCATAAACCTAAAAAACCGCATAGCTTTATCATTATCAAAGATATACGGGAAGTCTTTTGTATTTTCTTTTTCTAAATCATTCAGAAATCTTTGACAAGCCCATTTGTGCTTTTGACAGCTAGGTACTTGGTCATTAATAACTTGCTTTGAATACTCAACCAACAAATCTTTTAACTCCACAATAATCACATCTCTTTATATATCGCTGAATTCTTCATCCTCAGCTCCATTATCAGCTCCTTCAAAATTTATTGCTAAACTAGCTCTGGCTGATGGAGTTAATCCAAACTCTTTCAGCATATCTTTTATGACTTGATAATTATCTTTTTTTACCTGCAGCGCTGGATGTTTGATAGTGTTTGTTTCACCTTTGGTGTTTGTATATTTAATAGTTGTTCCTTCTTTTCTTAATTGTTTTACTGCATCTACATATTCGGATACAGCTTCACAATATAAAGCTAAAGCAGTTGTATCTATATTAGAAAGCAGGTCCAATCGTTTTAGTTCTGGTACTATTTTTCTCCATTCTCGCTGAGCAATAGTATCATGCTTAAGCCAGTCGGGGCGATCAATGTCATCAGATTTTGGCCTTAATTTTTTTTCCGCTTTTTTTCTTTTTTTAATTTCTTTATTACTGCGGTGCGGTTTTTTACCGCCCTCTATTACGCTAAGCGAAATAGGTTTTGCGTTTCTGGACATTTTTTCACCTCCAACTTATTTAAAAGGGATATGTTGAAAAGGGGATTTTGTATACGCTAAGCTGACGCCGCGACAGAAATTCATCAGATTACAGGGATTTTACCCGCCCTCCCCCTTTAAATTGTCGTTTAACCAGCAAATTAGCCTATTAATACCTAAAATACAGGCAATTTCATCTAATAATTGTCTGAAATAATATCTAAGCTGTATCATTCTGCATCGGAGCGTATCGTGATAAGGGCATGGATGTTTAGAGCTCATCATATTTCCTCCTATCTTCAGCAGACTTCTTCATATGGCAGCTGTGGCACGCACTCTTAAAATTACTTTCAACTAACCTTAATGACCAATCAACTTCAATTGGAATAATGTGATCAACTTCAGTTGCTGGAGTTACATCTTCCGGTAAACAATATTCACAGATAGGATCTTTAGATAATTTTCTAGCCCTGGCTTTCTTCCAGGTTGATGAACCATAAAATTTTCTGGTCTTTGGATTCCTTCTATATCTGTTATATTCTTTATCTCTAGCTTTTTTAGTTTTCTTTCTATGCTTTTCGCAGTAAGTATTGCCAGCACTAACAAGTTCCGGGCATCCTGGATAAGAGCATGGCTTATTTAATCTTCTTGGCAAATTAATCACCACTCTTTTTATAGAAGTTGCCTTCTTTTAAAATGAAATTACAATTAGTTAAGATTTTTTTAACTTCATTTCCACAAGTTGGGCAGTTATATAATTTATTATTAATGCTATGAAAAACCTCAAACTCCCCACAACTTTTGCATTTGTATTTGTAGGTTGGCATATTAATACACCTCAAAGTATAAACCGGCTGGGCTGGCCGGCAGTAGTATATTCTATAAAAGAGGTATCCAACAGACGCCCACAACGATTTCTGTAATTATTAGTTTGTGGCATAGAAAAACCCAGCTCGTCTGGTGGCAAGCCGGGTAAAACAATAAAGGAGGAAAGTTATTGAAAAAATCTTATACTTTCCATGATATTAATATATCATCTTTTAAAGCTTTAAATGTTTACTAATCGTTTACTAACTGTTTATTTTTTTGCATATCCGAGAATTCTTGCTATTTTTTCTATTGCCTGGTCTTTAAAATCATAATATTTGTTTCTTCCCCACTCAAATTTTGGGTGAGTATATATGTTCACATCTTTCTCAATAGTCCCATTCATATATTTTTTTTCCACTACAAATCTTTCCATTGTATATAAACCTTCAAGAGCTTCTTCAATTTTGGCTATCATACATTCTTTACTTTTTAATTCTTCTTTGAGCTCGCTTTCATCCCGATTAATAACTGCATTTTCTGTAGCTGATCTAAAATCATTGCTGCCTTTAACGTTCACTCCTTCATAACTTACCCCTCGATTTGACTCGATTAATTCATCTAATTCTATTCTGATTACAGCGCATCTCTGTTTATATTCTTTGTAGTTAAGTAACTCTTTGACCACTCTCGAATAGTAGTCTTGCATCTAATCACTCGCTTTCTCTAACAAATTTTATTTCATAATCAAAATTATCTTTTTCAATTTCAAATTTGGTTACTTCAACATGATAAATCGGGTGAATTTCTCCTTTTTCTATTTTGTCAAATTCATTAGATATTGCAGTATAAATTATTTTATTGCTTATAAAATTATGTTCTGCATTTAAAACTATAATTTTTTTATTTAATTTTTTGGCAGCTTTTAAATCTAAATCTCTAAGAGAATCGACATCTATTTCTAACTTTCCTATTTTGCTATACCACAAATCTTCAACTTTCAACCGCAATCACCCCTGTTAGTCCTCATTTTTATATCTGTTCCTTTATGCCTTTCCAGCCAGTCTGCTTCCTCTTCCCTCAAAAGCTCATTGATAGGCTTTTCTCTTCCACACCTAATGCAAGTGCCTTTATTCTTAACACTGTCTAATATCATTGTTCTCCGGCTACAGTGAGGGCAAATAACCGGCACTTGAATATGGGTTTTAATTCCTTGATATTTGCATATTTTTCTGGCTTCGTCAAGCATACTCAACCACCTCTAAATTATCTTCTAATATCCAATAATGTTCCATGCTATCTAATTTATAATGGATGTAATTGTTGGTAGCAGAGTTTGATAAGCGCCTTTTTATTATTTTCCCTGTTTTCCCTTTAAAGTGACCATCTTTTATTATTTTCACTTTATCTTCTAAGCTATATTGAAATGTATTTTCTTCAAGATTTTTTTTAGCAAACAATAAAGAAGCCTGCAAAAAGTAAAACTTTTCAGATGGTCTGCCTCTATGGATTGTTTCAATTTCGTTAATAATTCTATCTAATTGCTTTAAGCAAGTTTTTTTAGTCATTATTTCTTTTAAAACCATTTTAGTTTCTTTAGATATTTTCATTTCCTTAGTTTCATCTAAAAGCTTATCAATCATATTTTCTTGAAATTCTTTCCCGGTCCCCGGGCCAGCACCTTTATTTCTATCGCCCATTAACTTCAACTCCTATTTTTATAGTATTTTCATTTTTAAACTTACCATTGATTTCTTCTAAAAGCTGATTAATTTTCTCTAATTTGCTTTCAATTTGAACCAGTTCGGTCATAGCTTCTGAAGTATCAGCATTCACTCTGACAACTAAATTACTAATCGGCTTGCTATTATAGTCTTCCGCAACCAACCTGTCCTGCAGTTCATCAATTCCCTCCTCCAAAAATGATTTGCCAGTTTTATGACTCATTTTTGCCGATTCTTCCAGCAGTTCCTCTAAAAAACATAACATTTCGCTTCTATTCATTATAATTAACCCCTTTCTTTTTCTAATTACCGGGCCAGCGCCCTAAATTTCTTCTATTCTAATTTTTCAAGCCACTCAATTGCATCATCAGCTCCGAAAGCAATTTTAGTTTGCCAGTTTCTCCATTCTAAAGCTTTTAACCATTCTTTTTGCGATTCTCTAACATCTGACGGTTTTCCATTAGCTTTTTTTAATTCGATTGCTATTCCACTAAAGTTCATAGTATATTCAGAAGTTGGATCATCAAATATCAGTACATCAGGCACGCCCGGCTTAACTCCCTGCATTTTCATTTTCCTGCCGGTCTTAGCATCTCTGTTTCCTCCATTAGGTACATGGCACCACAAATAGCCTTTCATATCCAAATAATTTGCTAACTTAACTTGCTCATCATATTCTGATAGATCCTTCTTTTTTCTATATTCTGCAGCACTCATTCTCTCTGTCATTATTTCACCTCAAATTACCGGGCCATCACGGATAAACAATTCCAAACTTCTCCATAATATTCATCTCCTTATAATGTCATACCAATTCCCCTCAGGTTCACAGCCTAACCACTCTTTATCAATTTTGCTTATTTTATGGCTTTTCTTGTCGATAGAAAGTCTAACATTCAAATCATCATGTGTTTTTCTATCTTCAAGCAATAATTCATTTCTGGTGCCTGGACTACATGCTATAACTCTGCCAGTGATCATATAACTTAAATACCAATCTTTAGTACAATAAACTTTTAAATCAGGCATTATTATCTCCTTTCATTGCCCGGGCCATCAAGGATAAACAATAGCATAAACATGATACTTCTTTTTGAATGATTCCCAGCCCATTTTGTGAGCTATATAGTGGTATTCAGCCGATAAACATATTTTCTCCAACTCACTGTCATCAATTTTTTGCCTGTTTCTTCCCATTCCAATATTATTACCATGATGAACATGGACTATCTCGCCTGAATTGTCTATATAGTAGTTTTTACCTGGCTTAGTACTGACAGCACATATTTTCTTATCCAGGCACATCCTTAACCATCTATCTAAGCTGTCTAATCTCTTTCTGGGGTTTTCTTCCCACTGCACTCCCAACTCATAACCTAACCTTATCGAAAAATCAATAAAATCAGCTGCAGCAGTCTTAGAACAATCTGATAGACTTATTTCCCCATGCTCCGAAACCTCAGCAAACCTCATAATCAGGGCCTCTTTCATCTCCATCTTTTCATAACCTATTGAGTCACCCATATCTTTAATGACTGCAAATGCTTTCTTTCTCTGGTTGTCAGTTATCATTTCCATTAATCTTTTCTGCTCTTTTTCATTTATCTCAAATTTAACTCTGATTTCTTCCATCTCTTTGAATTTTGGTCCAACATTAATCAAAATCCTTTTACTGTCTTTCCCAGTTATCAATATAACTTCATGATCTCCATTAGCCAACTGTTCTATATTTTTGATTTTAGCTGAGGCCAGGGCCATCTGATTGAAGTTCACAATTAATGGTTTATCTTCAAATTTATCAAATCCATCTGGTATATCTTTTATGATCAGGCTTACTACTCCTGAGTTTTTTCTAGTCTTCCATTTTTTTAAGCTGCATCTAAATATCATTTCTGCCTCCTTCAACATCAAAATTAAATTTTACTTCATCATCTTTATTTTCTACAAATACATAGATATGATTTGTATATTCACAAATACAACAACCTTCTTCTGGATCACAATATGGATTTGGGCAAGGTATTCTTTTCTTGATTTTGCTCATTTAATTTTCACCCTCTAATATATCGCTCTCTGTTTAATAAGACCTCAGTTCAAGACCGGCCGGGGGAAGATCTTAAGTTCTTAAGGTCTTAGCTTCCAGTTAGCTTAAAATTTCTTTTCAGGCTGGCCCGCTCGTTGGGCAAACCAACTCATGTCTTTTTCCATACTTCCAGTTTGCTGTCTTTCATAACATCTACGGCAGACACCTCCTCTACCATCTTCTTCTGCATACATTACTCCACATTCAGGGCATTTCTTCATTTCTCTGCTCCTTCCTGCTGGCCCGGGCCATCACCCTTGATTAAGGCCAGTTAGTCTCTCAATTATTTTTATTCCATCTTTCGGATCTATATAGTCTTTACATCCTTCGCAGTTAACATCATCAAACCTTTCTACTTTCTTATCACACCACTCAACTGCAGCTGTCCCTAGTTCTTTATGATAATACCAGGCACATGGCCGGTTAGTTATTGAGCTGTGATAGTGGCAAAGCGTTCCTTTTCTGATTTGTTCATCACAATCTTTTATCTCGCAAATATAATAATCTTTCATCTGCCTCCTTTCTGGAAAATTGGAGCAATGTCTAGTTGGAGCCCACTCAACTGTTAGAATTAGAGAAAGTAAACATTTTTTATTGCTCCAATCCTCCAATGCCGGGCACAAAAATTCTTAAACTTTTTCTGGTATATAGATTATTTTTAGCTGGCCCGGGCGATCATGTTCTATTGTTGTCGGTGACCTCATTTTGATTCCGTTTATGATAAGTATTCCAAACTTTTTTCTGATTACTTTTGAGTTCATTTCAACACCTTCTATTTAATTCGGATTTTTTAAATCCCAAAGAGATACAAAACCTACCTCTTCTGGCCTAACAGTTGTAAATCTAGCAGCTTCACATTCTTTTTTATCTATTCTTTTCGCATACTTAATTTTTGCTTTATAGGAATTTCCAGCTTTTACTATTCCCATAGAATATATTACTGGTTTTTCACCGGCTCTTTTTTGATAATCTAGCACTATATATATTGGTTTTGGGTTTTGCTTAGAACGGAACATCGAAATCATCCCCCTCAAAGTTATCGTTATACTGTTCATTTATTTGCTGGCCGTTACTCTGTTGGTTTTTGCCATTAGATTGCTGGCTATTATTCTTAGAGTGCTGGCCGTTAGAATGCTGGCCCGGTCCCTGGGTTTTACTTTGCTGCTTATTTCCTTTAGCTTGTGAATTATTTCTCTGATTGTTATTGTTTGCAAAGTCTAAAAATCGAACATTATCTGCATTTACTTCAGGGTTAATATAAGTCCTGTTGTTATTTTCGCTCTTTCTAATCTGTAAGCTACCATCTACTCCGACAAGCCTTCCTTTACCCAGATGCCTGGCACAATTTTCTGCCAGGCCCCTCCAGGTAACGATATTGATGAAATCTACATCTTTTTCTCCATTTCCATTTGTGTATTTTCTTTCTACTGCCAGTGTAAAATTACAGACTGGCGTTCCGTTGCTGGTATATCTTAATTCAGGGTCCCTAGTTAAGCGCCCTATAAGTACAATTCGGTTAAGCATCTAATTCCTCCTTAATAATTATCCGGCAAGCTCCATTCAGCTATTAATCTTCTCGGCTTTTTAGATTGAGTTACTACTATCTCTGGTTCAAAGTATGCCGGCTCCGTTTCGCCTGTTTCTTCATTTATCATTATTAGCCATGTGGCTGCTAATCCTTCGGGCATATACATTCCATTTGGCTCCGCCTGATCAACTACTGCTACAGGAGTTTCATATAAACTATGTCCTAAATAATCTTCGGCATCTACGACTTTATTCGGCGAATTATACTGAACGCTGTAAGGAAGACCATATCCGATTGCTTTGCCTTCATAGATATATTTTCCTTCTAAGTTTCTTGTATAGACATATGTTACTAATTCTGAATTATCTCTCATTTCATAAATTCTTTTAAACATTTTCTTTTCAAAATAATTATCGATTATCGGCTGCCCTACTTGTCTTTGAGCTTCCAACTGAACTTTTTCTGTATATTCCTTTTCGGCATCTGCGACTTTATTGCCTTCCATTTCTTCGCACCCGGTGAATAGAAACAAACCAGCGATTAAGATTAATAATAGAACTGATAATTTTTTCATTTATTTTTCCTCCTTAGTAATTTCCATACTTTATTTTTCTAAAAAAGTCTCTGATGACTGGATCATTAATTTTATTTGGGTCTAAGTCTGGATAGCTGCCTCTTAAATATTGAGCTATCGCTTCTCTTTCGCCCGGGCCAGCACTCTTAAATTCAATCATTCTTTTATTTATTTCTTGAGTCGCCCCATTTATTCTGCTGTTAGTGTTTTCCCAAACATCGCGCTCTACATTTTCATACTTTTCACCAAAAAATCTTTGCCACCAAACATTGCCCATCTCAGTTGCAAATGATAGTCCGATGAGTAAAGCTATAATTAATATTGCTGATAGAATAATTTTTATTTTATACATTTAATTCACCTCCTTCAGCTTTATTAATTGTTTGAGCAATTTCATCATGACAGATTGATTGAATATAGCTATATGCTTCTGGTGGCAATTCCGGTATTTTATTGCATACTCTTTTAGTTATTTTTTCTGTTAATTTATCAACCTGACGATCATTTATGTTGTATACCATTACTGGGTCACTCCATTTCTTTTTTGATTTTTTTACTTTTTCAAAAATATCCATGTTCTCTTCTATTTCTTCTCGAGATTCCGACTCACACCACTGTGTATCATCCTGCATGCAGAAAAGCATTTCTATATATTTGCCCACTATCTTGCTCCGCAAAGGCCACTGTCGCAATCTGGGTCCACTTCTCTATCAAATCCACCGTCGAGACCAACTTTATTTGCTTCCGTTTCAGACTCATTATTTGACTTTTCCCGGCTTTCTAATATTTTTTCTGGAACCATTTCCTTTTCGCCACATACCTGGCAAATTAGAATTTTGTAATCCTTATATTTTTCTTGTCCAGTTTGCTCGATTTGGTGATCAGTTTCTTTTCTACAGTTTTTGCACTCCCAGTTAGTCATT